GTATATAGACAGCGAGAGCACTGACCTCACGATAGGCACAAACTTGTTTCTGTCGAAGATGCCAGATAGCCCAGATTACTGCGTTGCGTTGTATGAGTATTCAGGCATAGCCCCGATAGAGACTTTTGGAAATGTTGCTTTTGAAATTGACCGACCTTCTATTCAAGTTGTTGTAAGGGCAGGGCGTGACGATTACGCAATCGCTAGAGATAAAGCCATGTTGTTGAGGACTTTAATTTGTGGATTGACCAACGTAAGTATTAGTGGAATGACAATTCTTCGTGTATCGTCGTCTGGGTCTGTACTACCGTTAGGAGTAGATGACCTTGAACGACCTAAAGTTTCTTTCAATGTTGACTGTGTTGTGGACGTATAATGACTGTAGAGTTGCCGCGTGATGCCTACGCAAGAAGTGAAAAAGAAGACACCTTCCCTAGATGTTGGCGTTGTAACAGAATCTTTGCCGAACTCCTTACGCGCCCGTGGAAAATCAACTGCCAACGGTGCAAAGCCACCAACCAATCTCAGTAGCACTGACGTTGCAAATCTTTCGTCTGCACTAGATTCAATGACCGCTGGTGATACACCTGAATACACTTGGTGTGGCGTAAAAAGGTTTGCTTATCAACTTCCAGAAGAATTACGTAAAAAACTATTGTCCGTTATTGATGATACGAGTTATACAGCCCCACAAATCTTCAATGTTGTTAAACCTTTTGCTGACCAGATTAATGTTCATATCACCGAGAATATAATTTACAAACACCGTTTAAGATTAAAAAGTGCTGGTTGCTCATGTGTAAAGATTGCTGGGCAACTGTGAATCCAGATGATTTAGATAAGGCGTTAGAAGACCTTAAAGTCACTGTTGAGGAGAATGCAATAACAGCGCCTCCGCTTAAACAGCGTACTGCTGATTGGAGTCCTGGTGTTGTTTGGCAAGGTAACGAAGGCACAATCACTACGAATGCTATGCCAGCAGGAGAATCGCCTGATTGGTCAAGTGTTTTGCGTGTGTGGGGATTAGACCCAGAAAAGTTTAGTGTTGTTGAGCCTGTTTTGTTTAATGTTTGGGGTAATCCAGACGGTGTATTAAACCGTCAATGGAAAGGTAAAGTAGTTCAGAAAATAAGTGTTAATGAAGAACGTGACATATCTGAACTCATCAAAGATGTAATAAAACAAAAGAAAACTGTTTTGCCAAAGGTTTATGGTGAAGGTGTATTCGTAGTAGTTCTTGCTGACTGGCAAATTGCTAAGCCCGACGGTGACGGATTAAAAGGTACTGTAGGCAGAATCCTTGAATGTATAGATAGCGTTGAAAAGAGAGTAAAAGATTTACGTCGTTTGAATAGACCAATAGGTCGTTTAATAGTTTTGTGGACTGGTGACTCCGTAGAAGGCTGTGTAGGACACTATGCTCAACAAACATTTGGTGTAGAACTAGACCGTAGAGACCAAGTAAAAGTCGCTCGTAGATTACTGCGTGACGCTTTAATGCGTTGGTCTAAGTTATTTGATGATGTATCTGTAGTCGCTGTAGCAGGAAACCACGGTGAGAACCGTAATAACGGTGGTAAGTCATATACCAGCCTTAATGACAATGATGACCTTGCTATCGTTGAGCAAGTTGCGGAGATATTTCAGGCTAATCCAGAGGCTTATGGTCATGTTCGTTTTGCAATACCTAAAGACAAGTTGTCGCTTACCATTGAGGCTGCTGGTTGGATTCTAGGAATTACTCACGGTCACGCCGCTAGAGTTGCTGGTAGCGGTGTTGAAGGAAAACTCAAGCGTTGGCTAGAAGGACAGTCTCTCGGCAAGCAAGCGATTGGAGATTGTGACGTTCTTGTTTCAGGTCACTATCACCACTTCCGTATTGCTGATTGGGGTGGTTGCATGTGGTTACAAGCGCCAGCGTTAGACGGTGGTTCAGATTGGTGGGAGCAGATGACAGGTAATAATGCAGATGTAGGTGTACTTACTTTTGGTATGTACAAAAATAAAAGAATAGGCGACATAGAGGTATTGTGATGGCTTTCAGCGACCCTTATGACATAGCAAATTATGCTGCAAGCCTTGTTAGCGGTGACAGGCAAGATGACTACGGACACCCGTTAGAAGACTTCACTAGAGCAGGAAAGATTTGGTCTGCTGTTCTTGGCGTAGATGTAACCGCAGAGCAGGTAGCACTTTGTATGATTGGTGTAAAGATTGCAAGAGAAGTTCATTCTGAAAAACTTGACAATGCTGTAGACGGTATTGGTTATTGGCTAACGTACTTCATGATTAGAGAAAAAAGAGCAGAGTTAGAGCGTCTCGCTAATGAAAATAAGCCCGTTGATGATAGTCTTGTCACGACCGAGTCCACAGAGACCCTCACCGATACAGAACCCTTGAGGTCAAGCGGTAAGGGGTCTGTGCTGTCCGAAAGGGAGTCAGAATGACCTCATACCGAGCGTTGGTGGGATTAAGTTATCCACCTGACAAGCATGTAGAAGCAGGGGACATTGTTTCTGACCTGCCAGAAAAATCTGCTATTTGGCTTTTGTCTCAAGATTTAATTGAACTTGCTGATGGCAAGACAACCAAGAAGCCTGTTGTTAAGGTTGAAGAATTAAAAGAAGAAATCCCTGTAATTGTCGAAAAGAGCGTTGATTTTAAGAAAGACGCTATTGACGGTGATGGTGACGGCTTTGTACAAGACGGCACTCCATTTGAGCGTTTAGTTGAGGAGAAATAATGCCTACGTTTCGTCACGGTAAAAATACCACTGTCATAAGTGATGATTTAGATTTAACAAGTTATTTAACCAGTGCAACTGTATCTGCGTCTATTGAGACTCCAGAGACAACTACTTTCGGCTCTGCTGACCGTAGTTTCATAGTTGGGCATAATGAAGGCACAGTTTCGTTTGAAGGTTTGTTTGATGGAACTGTCGGCGCAGCAGATGAAATCTTTGTTGCTGCTCTTGGCAATACTACCGATAAGACAATTAGCGTTTCTACTGACAGCACTAGCGTTGGCGGTAGAGCAATTCTCGTAAAGTCTGCTTCAACGTCTTACGAGATTAGCAGTCCATTAACAGAAGTTGTTTCTGTTTCTGCTGAAGCAATAGCAAATGGTGGATTAGATTATGGCGTTTGGCTAGGTTGCAAATCTGCTGTAAGCACCACATCAACAGGTAGTGCTGTAGATAATGCTGCGTCATCACTTAATGGTGGCGTTGCTCATCTACACATCACTGCAAATACTAGAAGTGCTACTACTGTTGCTAAGGTTCAACATTCGTCTGATAACTCAACGTTTGCTGACTTAGTAACATTTACTACTGTTGCGTTAGAGGCTAAAACCTCTCAGCGTGTAGAAGTAGCCGCAGGAACTACAGTCAATCGTTATGTACGTGCGCTTGTAACACCTGCTATTGGCACTGGTTCAATCACATTCACCGTCGCTTTCTCAAGGAGATAAAAAAATGCCTACATTTCGTCATGGTAAATCCGCAGTATTCAAGGTTGATAATGCCGCTGGCTCATTAACTGATATTAGTAACACCGCAAACTCTGTAGCGTTTCCACGTGAAGCAGAGACTACAGAGACCACGTCTTTCGGTTCATCTGACCGTTCGTATGTAATTGGTTTCAAGAATGCAACTATCAGCGTCGAAGGAACATTTGATGCTACTGTTGATGCACACCTCGCTGGAATCTTAGGACAAGATGCCTCTGTTTCCTTCGAGTATGGTCCTGAAGGTTCAACCGCTACTTTCACAAAGTACACAGGTGAAGCATTCATGACTTCGTATGAAACTTCTGCTGGTGTAGGTGACGTTGTCACTTACTCTGCTGAATTCCAAATCACAGGTGGAGTCACCCGTGGTGCATACGCATAAAAAAACTAAATAAAACTAACCGAGTCCAACGAGACCAATAGAAGGAGCAATCGTGTCCATTAGAGACCAAATCCTCGCCAAGCAAGATATTCCGTCAGAAATGGTGGAAGTTCCTGAATGGGGCGTAAAAGTAGAAGTTCGTGGTATGACTGGTGCAGAACGCACACGTATTATGGACAAGGCAACACAAACTGCTGGTGATGTGAACTTACAGTTCGTATATCCAGAGATTGTGATTGCAACAGCATTCGACCCAGAAAGTGGCGAGCAGGTTTTCAAACCTAGCGACCGAGATGCTCTTTTAGCAAAATCAGCGACGGCTCTTGACCGTATTGCTGGCGTAGGAATGCGCCTGTCAGGATTTACTGCTGAGGCTGCCGATACATTGGGAAAAGACTCCTCCGCAACGGATTCCGAAGATTCGTCTTTGAATTAGCAGAACGGTTGGGACGGACTGTAGAAGAATTACTCTACGGCAGTCCGTCTCACTGTGCTATTTCTTCTGAAGAATTAACAGAATGGGAATCTTTAGAACGTTTGCGGAACTGGGAACAGGAAAAAGCGTATAAGCAGAAATAGGTGGTGATGTATGGCAACTGTTGTTGAATTATTAGCAGTCTTCCGTGCTGATGCCAACTCGTTTGTTTCAAACATCAAGAAGGCAGAGTCTTCTGTAACTGAGTTTGCTAAAAAAACTGGTAACGCTTCTAGTTCTGTTGATGGTGAATTTGGAAAGTTAGGAAAGACCGCTACTAAATTAGGCGGTGCTTTAGGTGCTGCTTTTGCTGGCGCAAAAATAATTGGATTTCTCAAGTCATCTGTAACTGCTGCTAATGCCGCAGGTCAGGCTCAATCAAGATTAACCCAGTTGTTGCTTACCACTGGTGGTGCAACAAGGGCTGGTGTAGATGACCTTATTGCCCAAGCCGCCGCTTTAGAAAAACTTGGTGTCGTTAGTAAATCAAACATTCTTGTAACGCAGTCTCAGTTGGCAACGTTTGACTTGACTGGTAGCACAATTAAAACCTTAACCCCAGCAATCCTTGATTATGTTACTGCTGAAAAAGGTGCTGCTGCTGGTGCAGATGAATTTAGAACAATGACTAACGGTCTTGCTCAAGCGTTGAATGGTAACTTTGGTGCTCTTAGCAGAGTAGGTTTCGTTATAGATGACGTAACAAAGAAAGAGATTTCGTTTGGTACAGAATCCGAGCGTGCTGCCGCTATTGTTCGAGTTCTTGATAGTACGTATGTAGGTTTCAATGCAAGCCTAAGAAAATCAAACCCTTTACAGGTTGCTATAAATGATTTTGGTAACTTAAAAGAAACAATAGGCGCACAGTTATTGCCAGTGCTTGGAAGTGCTGCTTTAATGTTTACTGATGTTTTAGCCCCAGCCTTAACTGCACTTGTTGCAAATATAACAACTGTGGGTGCTGAAATAGGTTCTCGCTTTGCTCCCATTCTTGAAAACTTAAAAACAATTTTTACAAATGTAAAGACAGCGTTAGAACCTATTGTAGATATTGTAGGTACAGCGTTGGCTGTAGGTTTTGTTGTTGCTTCCAATGCAATTAAATTATTGTCTGACATTCTTGTTAAGGTAACAGGATTCCTTGCAAACAATGAGGGAATACTTATTGCTGTGGCTGGTGCTGCTGCTCTTGCCGCAGGTGCAATTATTGGTATGACTGTTGCGTTTAAGTTAAAAGCAGCCGCTATAAAAATTACTGCTGCTGTTATGAAGGTATACCGAGTTGCTCAATTACTTATGACTGGTGGACAACTTGCAGGTATCGCTTCAACAAATGGTCTTGCTGCTTCTATGATTGTTCTGAACACAGCCATTAAAGCCAATCCAATAGGTTTTGTAGTCGGTCTTCTTGTCGCTCTTGCGGCAGGTTTAATTTATGCCTTCAAGAAGTCAGAAACATTCCGCAAGGTTGTTGCTAAAGCCTTTGAAGTAGTTGCTAATGTTGTTTACGTTGCTGTTAAAGGAATCATTCGATACTTCCAGATGATGGTTAATTTTTGGTTAGGTGTTGCAGGACAGATTCTTCGAGGAGCAGAATTAGCGTTTGGTTGGATTCCTGGAATTGGGGGTCTAATAAAAGACGCTAATAAGTCGTTTGCTGGTCTTCAAGATGGTGTAAATAAAACCTTTGATGGTGTAATCAAGGGTGCAGAGAATATGAAGAACAAAGTTGTAGACGCTGTAAATGGTTCTGTAAAGGCTGTTAAAAAAGTAAAACCTGCTGACGCTAAAGCAGCCGACCCAGTGTTAAAGACTGGCGATTTAGGTGGTGCTGGCGGCGGCGGAAAGACTGATACTGACAATGGTGCTAAAGCAATCGTAAGCAATCTCAAAGAGGTTGTTCAGAAATATAACGATTTTATTAACAATGATTTTGCTCCTGGCTTTATGAAGGGGTCTGAAACTGCAAGAGACACCATTATCAAGGGTCTTGATGAACTAACAAAAGTGTTTGATGAAAAGGCTAAACTGTTAAAAGGTGCTGCCCTTACAAAACTAAAGAATGCCTTTGACGCCACTAATGACGTGATACGTGCCTTTATCCCACAGGCTATGGCTGTGGCTGGTCAATTAGAAGATGTTTCTAAAGAACTAGAAGATGCTACTGACCGACTTAATGATGCTATAAAAGAACGTGCTGCTGCTCAGAAAAAGTTTGGTGAATTAC